GTAACATTCTATCTCTATGATACTGCGGATAATGATGTCAAGGATTATTTGGTAGTTGCTTCACAATATTCTTCTACAACTAGTAGAAGTACAACAGTAGATGGTATTACTCTTACTGCAACAGGTCAAAATGCTCTTGATCCCACAATTACAAATTTAGGGGGAGGATTGTACAAATGCACGGCTATTGTTAGAAATGGAAACGCAGGGGCTACTCCCAGCATATATGTGCGGGCATTAGGCACCTTCTCTGGTGGTGAAAAATCTCTTGTTTCTCATATACAAGCTGAACGTGGGAGATTTCCCACTTCCTACATCCCCACCAGCGGAAGCACAGTAACAAGACAACGCGATGCCGTCAACATTCTCGGAACAAGTTTTACTGCTCTTGGATTTAATGGTGAGCAAGGCACCTTCTATCTTGAGCACGAAGCACTTGAAGGAACTAATAATGATGGCACTAATGAAAATACGCTTCTTTATAATGTAGGTGCTAATGGAAATCTGGGAACATTCTACAATACTAAATCAGATACACAAGATATATTTGTATTTGGTAGTGATTATGGACCTGCTATTAGAATTGCACAAACTCAAACAATTGATAGAAACAAAGTAGCATTCTCATATGATGCTCCTGCCGCAAGTTATGGAGCATATATTGATGGAGTAGCACAGACAAATGTTACTGGTACTGCTCCATATCAGGTGTCTACATATAATCAGTTCAATATTGCTCCGTTTGTTGACAAACCATTCTCTGGTACTATTGGACGCTTGATTTACTGGTCAACTAAAGTAGATGATAATCAAGTAGAATTGATTACTACATAATGGTATAAATATAAATAACTCAGGCACAAATTACAACGTCGGAACAGAAAACCCATGGCTGCTATTATCTCTGATAAATTTAGAATTTTTAATGCGACGCAATTCCTCGAATCGCTCAGCGAAGGTCCTAACGACGCTAGTGCTGAAAGGTCACGTATGTATTTCTTCGTAGGTCGTCCACAACCTTGGGCAGCATACTTAGAAATTTACTCAAAGTCTACTACTGGATTTACAGTTGGTAGAGAAGTTTTTGTTGGTACTTCTGCTGGAGACTACGGCAGTACTGCTTTTAGAGGAACTATTTCCGCTGTTTACGAAAACGCTCTTCTTCTAACAGACATTTTTGGTAGTGGCACTCCTGCATCTTCTTCTGTTCCAACTGTAGGAAGCACTATCTCAGAGACAGGCGATGCTGGTTCCACAATTACTGCTGGCGTAAGTGCAAAAACTGGTGTTTATCGTTATGGAACGGAGGATGTTCCACCTCTACCTTTAGACAACCAGAGAGAAAAGAAAGATATTTACGACGAACTCATTGCAGCAAAGAGAATCACAACAGTTTATGCAAGAAGTGTTATTCGTCGTTATAACTGGAATCTTACCGCAAATCCAAAGTTTGATATGTGGAAGCCCGATTATTCTGCAACTCCTACTGGTGGCGGTCAAACAGGTAAGCAATCAGCAACGGGAGAGTCCAATATTGCAGATTCCAAGTTCTATGTAATGAATTCAACATATGAAGTTTGGAAGTGTCTATACAATGGAGAAACTCCTGCTAATCCATTAGGACAAAACGCATCAGAAGAACCATCAACTGCAAGTGGAAACTATAACAGTGGCACTGGTCTTTATACAGAAGCAACTGGAGCTGGTTACATTTGGAAGTACATGTATACTATTCCAACTTCAGATGTTCTTAAGTTCTTGTCTTCGGACTTTATGCCAATTGTTCTTGCATCAGATCCTTCCAGAATTGGTGTAGTATCACAAGTCGTTGATGGAGCTATTGACGCGGTATTGATTGAGGATGCAGGTGCTAATTTACCATCATCCGCAACACTTTATGCTGGTATCCAAGGAGACGGAACTGGTGGTGTAGTAAGATTTGTAACTAATGGTGCTGGAACTATTACTTCTGCTTCTGTGCAGTCTCGTGGATCTGGATATACATATGCAAATGTTCTTCTTTCTGATGGATTTGTCTTTAGCGACTCTGGTCTAACAAGCACGGTTAGTGTAGGAAATTCTGCTACTGGAGCAATCGAAGCAATTCTTCCTCCAGAAGGTGGTCATGGATCAAATCACGAACAAGAACTTAATGGTAAGCGCGTGATGACAAATGTTCGCCTCACCTATGCTGAAGGTGATGGTGACTTCCCAGTCGATAATGACTTCCGCAGAATTGGTCTTCTAAAAGATCCATACAAAGAAGGAACTACAACATTTGAAGATAGAAGTACGGTTTCTGGTCTAAAAGCAATCAAGATTAGTGGTGCTACTGCAGATTATATTGCAGATGAAAGAATCGAGCAAGTACAAGGTTCTGAGACAGCATATGGAACTGTTGTTTCTTGGACTCTCGATGAAGGATCTACCACAGATGGTGTACTAAAATACTACCAAACTAATACTGAACATGCATATCAAGGAGAGGTAAGAGATTTCGCTTCCAATGGTGCTCAACCAATTACTGGTGCTCAATCAAATGCCTCTGGATCTGTAGTTACTGGATTCAGTGGATCACTTCTAGGTTCTACTTTTGCTTCTGGTTTAGCAAATAGTGATATTGAAAATAATTCAGGCGAAATCATTTATATTGAGAACCGTCGTCTAATCACTCGTGCTCCTGACCAGATTGAAGACATCAAACTTGTAATTGAATTCTGATCTCTAGATTACTTCGCTAAATACTAGGGACAAGATGCTAGTATTTGGCGGAGTACGATGCCACAGAAGACTAACCTTAATGTAAATCCTTACTACGACGATTTCGACGCAGATAAGAATTTTTATAAAGTACTATTTCGCCCTGGATATTCCATCCAAGGACGTGAATTAACACAACTCCAATCAATTTTACAAAATCAAATTGAGAGTTTTGGAAAATACTCTTTCAAGCAAGGCGAACTTGTAATACCTGGAGAAGTTAGTCTCAATACGAAACTAAACTATGTAAAATTATCTTCAGTATCCGAAGTAGCGGTAAATGAAGATAATAATATTGTATATAAAAAATATGATATTACACAACTGATTGGTCAAACTGTTCAAGGTTTGACTTCTGGTGTTGAAGCAGTGATTCTGTCTGTAAATTTAGCGACAGATTCTAGTGCTGATACTCTTTATGTAAACTATATTACCAGTGGAAATTCTAGTGAAGAACTTACTTTTAGACAAGGAGAAACTCTGGAAGTAGTTGATGGAGTAAATACTCCTCTAATGGTTGTAGGTACTGATGGAAGCGTTCTTCCAACTAGTATTTCTGTCACGAATCCAAATACAAATCAAACTATTACATTAGAAAGTCCAGCAATGGGATATGCTTCTGGTGTAAAGGTGGAAGAAGGAATTTATTTTGTCAATGGTTATTTTGTAAAAAATCAAGAAGAGCTTTTAGTTATTGATTCATATTACAATAGACCTTCTGCAAAGATTGGATTTACTATTGTAGAAGATATTGTTACACCAGAAAAAGATTTATCACTATATGATAATGCTATTGGTTCTTCAAACCAAACTGCTCCTGGAGCGCATCGTTTGCGAATTCAGTTAGAACTTAAAAAGTTTGAACTAAATGAAATTACTGATAAGAATTTTATTCAAATTATTACAGTATCACAAGGAGCAATTCAAAAGAAAGTAACAGCAACAGACTACAATTTATTAGAACAAACTCTTGCTAGAAGAACATATGATGAGAGTGGTGATTATGTAGTAGAAGATTTTTCTGTCAATATTAGAGAATATTCACAAAGAAATCAAAATAACGGTGTCTATTCTGCTGATGAGTTTGGATTGTATAATGGTCTTTCTGAATTAGAAGCATCCAGAAAGATGATTGCCAGCGTTGGTCCTGGTAAAGCATATATTAAAGGATATGAAATTGTCAATAAAGAAACAAAATTTTTAGAACTCAATAAAGCAAGAGAAAGTACAAGTTCTGAAAATGTTACTGTCAAAGCAAGTGGACTTCCAACATTCAATATTACTAATGTTTTTGGAAGTGTTCCTCTAAACAAAGAAGGTTCTCAACTAACTGCTTATCCAACAATCTTTTTATCAAACTTATTTAATGACGGATATGTAGGTTTGAGTGGAACTGAGTCTAGTGATAACTATAGAAGTTCTATCAGTAGAAGAGGTCAATTTTTTGATTCTAACATTGGAATCAAAACTATAACTCTACAGATTGTTGATGATGATTATGCAATTGAAACAATCAATGCAAATGATCTAGAAAATACATTTGCCAATCTTTGGTATGTAAGAACAAGAGCAGCAGAAAATATTGTTGACTCTGTTGAAGTACTGTCTTTTACTAAGGTTTATAAACCAGCAATAAATCCAGCACAAGGAGAATCTGCAAAATACTTAGAAATTACTGTTGCTGGAAATAAAAAAGACTTAGAAAATGTTTTAGTGGAATATGATGAGACTTCATTTAATAAAAGGAGAATTTTATTTTTATCAGAACAAGATGCAACTGCAGATGAAGTAGTTCTCAATGCAAGTGAAATAATACCAGGAAGACAATATAAGATTGTATCTGCATCAAATACCAACTGGACTGAAATTGGCGCAGACAGTCCAGATGAAGGAACAGAGTTTGTTGCTAATAATACAACACCAACTGGTCAAGGAACAGTTATCGATTTATCAGCTTCTAAGTTTGCTGAGATAATCGATTATAGTGATACAATTACTCCTGTTATAGGAACAATAAAACCAAATAATTTCTACTTGCAAGAAAGAGGAGATGGATTCAACCCAGACTCCGATATCGTTCTTTCTAAAGGTGTATTAGATCAAGGTGGAGAAGCATATAATGCAAAGTATGCATTGTCTTATTTCGACCCACAATTCTACACTAAAATTATTTTAGATACTATTATAACACAGGGAACTTATGATGTAGGTGAATATGTTTATGGTCTGACTAGCAAAGCATATGGAGTCGTAGAAGGTGCATCCAATGGTGTTTACTCAACAGGGAATATTCTTTTCATAAAAACACTCTCTGGAAAATTCATTCCAGGAGAAACAATTAGAGACGAATCTGGTAATCTATTAAACATTGCAAAAGAAAATACAATTTCTCATTTGATAGTACAGAAGAGAGGAAACGGATATCCTTCTACCACTAAGATAAGAATAAATGGCATTCTCTATAACGAGAGTCAGATTTTAGTTGGTCGTTTAGGTCAATCAATTTATAAGGTTGATATTTTAGACAAAGCATCAGTATCAGAAGAATATACAATTCCACCTGTAGTGACTTTAGATACCGATGGAGCAACAGTTGCTGAGCAAGCTGTTATCGTACCAGTTCTAAACAGAAATACTGTAACTACGTATGCACCAAATAATGTAAAATCCATGGGATGTAATTATGGATCTGGTGGAATTAATACATTTACAGCAGATGTAATATTAGATAATAAAGATTATGCAAATCTTTCTTCTGTAACTGATTTTACTTTCTTTGGTTCCAAAGGAAATAAGTTTTTAGAATCTACAAGTTTCAATTCTGATGCTAGTTCGGTTGTTTCTCAGGGAGATTTAGTACAGTTCTCTGATGTAGATAACAATGTTATTAGAGGTGTAGTGCAATATGCTACGGTACAAAAAGGATCATCTAAAACTAGAATTTATCTAGATGAAACTTTATATGCCGATGTAAATAATACTAGTGTTGTATTGTTACGTCCAAAAGTACAGAATATAAATTCAGGAACTCTCCTTTTCCCAACAGGAGGAAAAGAAGTAAAACAAATTTCTACTGGCGGTGAAGATAGCAAAATCAAATATTATTTCCGTAGAGACTTTGTTGCCGCTGGATCTACTGGTGGAGGTATTATTACATTTGCAGCACAACTTCCATTTGGTACTCAGAGATTTACAACTTTCAATGAAAAGAATTATGTAATCACTGTTCTTAATAAGAATGATGCAGACTTAGTTGAAAACGGTGATCTGATTTACATTGATCCAGACAGTGTTAGTATTGTATCATCTACAGACACTGCGAGTGGATTAACATCAGGAAGTCTATCGATAGAATTGCCATCTAGTTACTTCAATACAAATGTATCATCAATTGCAAACTTTACAGCACCAGAACTAAAACTTACTGCAACTGTAGAAGTAGAAAATGCAAAACCAAGACTAAAAACAGCAATCGAGAATAAAAGAATTGTAGTTGATTCTTCTGGAGATAGAGTAGTTCCACTTAGAGGAACAAATTATGATAGCGATGTTGTGGAAAAACTATCATATTCTGACGTTTATAAGATAAGATATATCTACGAAGGTACAAGTACGCAACCACCAGAAGTTGATAACTCAGGCAATCTTATTTCTGGAAAAGATGTAACTAATAGATTTACCTTTGATGATGGTCAAAGAGATACAATTTACGATGTTTCTAGGATTGTAATCAGACCAGGATTTGAACCAACCGTTGGACAACTAATTATTGGATTTGATTATTTTGAACATTCTCAAGGTGATTTTGCAACAATTGATAGTTACTTACATGAAGCGGGTGTATTAGAAGATGAAATTCCTACATTCAATTCATCAGTTCTTGGAAATATCAATCTAAAAAATGTTATTGATTTTAGACCAAAAGTAAATTCAAATACTATTGTTCCTGGATATCAGGACACTTCATCTTTAGAAATAACTACTAGTAATTTCACTGGATCTGGATCTGTTGTTTCTAGCACTCCTGCGCCAGATGCAAATTTAGAGTATACGTTCTCATTTAGTCAAGTAGAGTATCTTGACAGAATTGATGGTATTTTCTTGAACAAGAGAGGCGAGTTTGTTGTCAAAGAAGGTAACTCTTCATTGAACCCATCCAAACCAGATGACATAAAAGATGCTATTCCATTGTTCTATGCTTACATTCCTGCTTTTACGCCAAGCAGCAAAAATGTAAGAATTACTCCAGTTGAACATCGTAGATATACGATGAAAGATATTGGAAAATTAGAAAAACGTATTGAACGTTTAGAATATTATACAACATTGAGTATTTTGGAGCAACAAGCTCTAAACATGCAAATCAAAGATAGTGTTGGTCTTGATAGATTCAAGAGTGGTTTCTTTGTGGATAATTTTGAATCTCATAGTATTGGGTTCCTATCATCTCCCGATTATAGATGCTCTATTGATAGTAGACAATCTGTATTAAGACCACAATCAAAAGAAGATTCAATTGATCTAAAAGAACTATACACGAGAGAAGATCAAAGAACAGTTGCTGGTTATAAGAAATCTGGTGATATTGTTACGCTTCCATATACTGAACTAAAACTATTAGGAAATGATTTTGCTTCTAAAACTATCAATCCAAATCCATTTGTAGTATTTCAATATGTTGGAGAGGGACATCTTTCTCCACAAATAGATCAATGGTATGCCGATACTATTGAACCATTAATTATTGATACAAATACAAATTTGTATAATATTTTCTTAGCAAAAGAAGATCCAAAAGAAAGTTTGTCTAGTTTATACAATTCATATATTGTGAATTGGGTAGGAACCTCTACTGCTTTCACTCCAATAAATTCATTAGGAGAAAACAATCTACTAATCTCTAAGTCTTCTGTACAGGTTGCTTCAGTTGGTAGTAGTTCAAATGTAAGTCCACAAAATAATGATCTCGCAAAAGGTGTTGTATCTAAAAAAATTGGAGAAAACATTGTATCATCTTCGCTACAATTCTTCGCAAGATCAAAACCAATCAAGTTTGCTATAGAGAGACTAAAACCAAATACTAATATTTCTGTTTTCCTAGAAGGTAGAAATATCAATCGTTGGGTAAATCCAGACTTGAGATTTACTGGAATTGCTGGTAACTCTTTATCTGCTTTCAATGGTCAAATAAAAACAGATAGTAATGGAAATGCAAGTGGGTTGATTCTACTTCCATTTGGTTATGCACCAAAAGAAAATTCTTTATGGGGAGGTGATATCTCTACTGTAGACTATGATACATCTTCCGAAGAATTGAAGTTTACTACAGGAGAACTAACATTTAGATTTACATCCAGTAGCACAAATGAAGATAAGACATCTGTAGATAGTTATGCAGAAATTAAGTATTATGCTTCTGGTATACTTCCTCAAAATCCTTCAAGTATTATATCAACAAAACCTTCATACTTCAAATCAAATGAGGGTGTTCAATTTGTTGACAGCAATACTGATAATCCCATAAAACCAAATCCCCTTGCACAAATATTCAAAGTTGAAAATTATGAAGGTGGAGTTTTTGTGACGGGATTGGATTTATTCTTCAAAGAAAAGAGTGCTACTATTCCCGCAAGAGTTTATTTGACAAATGTAAATTATGAAAAACCAGCAAAAAATATAGTTCCTGGAACAGAAAAATCATTATCTCCAGAAACATATTTGAAGTGTTTCTCTACAGGATCTGTTTCTGTCAAAAAAGATGAGTACATAGTTGGATCTACTTCTGCTGCTTCTGGACCAATCTCCAGAATAATTGATAAGAATGGAGTAGAGTTAGTTGCAAATGCACAAGGAATTTTCTCACTAACAAATGAGCAAGTATACACATTAGTGTTATCCAACCATAATGGAAAGTCGTTCCGTCAAAATGAAGATCTAGAAGTTCCTTCAATTACTACAGCAAATGCTGCAAATGGAACTTCACTCAAATTAAAAATTGCAAAAGATAGCGGAAAACTCTCTGACATTATTATTAAAGAAACAGGATCAAATTATGACAGTGCTGTTCTTACTATAGAAAGTCCACAACTTCCTGGTGGATCAGTAGCAACTGCTCAAGTTAGTGTTTCCAATGGAAAAATTTATAATGTAGATGTTGCAATTTCTGGTTTTGGATATACCGAAGCACCATCAGTTGTCATCAAAGGCGTCGGTAATGGCGCTGGAGGATGCGTAATTGAAACTTTGATAGAGATAGATACCCCAGCAGTTAGAATGGGCATAGCAACCGATTTCGAAGGTCTCACAGAGTCTACTACACCAACTAACTTTATGTTCGATTATCCAGTTTATTTGGAAAATAATACAGAATATGCGTTAGTAATAGAAACAGATTCTACTGATTATAAACTCTGGTCTTCTAAGTTAGGAGAAACTGATATTTCAACTAGTACTGTTATTACGAGTCAACCATCACTCGGATCTTTATACAAATCACAAAATACAGAAAATTGGACAGAAGATCTAGATCAAGATCTAAAGTTCAATATGTATCGTGCCGAATTTGATATCAGCAGAACTGCTGAGTTGTTATTGAAAAATTCCCCACTTAGATATGAAAAATTAACTGCAAATACATTTGAAACTGATGCTACTGCTGGATCCACTGCAACTTCTACCTTGTTTAGAGGAAATTCTAATGTAGTCAAAGTAAATCATAGAGATCATGGATTTGACGGAAATGGAAATTCATATGTATTTTATAGAGGATCTGGATCAGTTGGTGGTTTGAATTCTTCAGTATTCAACACAAATCTTTTCCAAGTTACAAACTCTGGAATTGATTCTTACAATATAATTGTTCCTGGAAAAGCATCTTCAAATGATATTGCAGGTGGTAATAACTTATATGCTGCTTACAATAGAAAATACGAAACTCTATATCCACAAGTTAGATACATTACTGTTTCTGGAACAAAACTAGAAACTTTCGTAAAAACCACCAACATTGTTCCTGTTGATTCTACATCAACTAATTACTCTTCTTATTCACAAAATGATTATGAAAAAACATTCTTGAATGAAAGTCATTATTTTAACAATCAAAAAGTTATTAGTTCTCCCATAAATGAAATTCTCAACAATATTGATGATTCTTTAGTTTACAAAATAAATCTGACATCTGATGTTTCATACTTGTCTCCAGTGATTGATTTGTCTAGCTGTTCAGTAAAAACTGTTTCTAATAGAATTGAAAATCCTGTTGGTACAGAACAAAGATATGGAAGGCAGAATCAAATTCTGGAATTTTATCCAGTTTACACATTTGCTCTTGCAACTAACACACCAGACATTACTTACACAAATAACAAGAGTGTAAAAGGAGTTTCTTCTGAAGCTGCTGGTCAAATAGTCAAGATTGATGGAACAAATGCATTTGTAAAATTAAAAACAAAACAAGGATTTATTCAAGGAGAAGAACTGCAACTAGAACAATTTATCAATGATAATAATCCCCCAACTATTACAGTTGGAACTTCACCATCATTGATTGTTCCTGTTATCAATAGTTCTACTCAATCTGCTGCTGGAGAATCGATTACGATTACTGCTAGGAATCCAATTACTCCTACAATTACATATGACAATATTATTAGCGGAACTTCAATTATTTGGAATAGAAATTCCAGAGAATTGACTCTAAGAACCGACTTCAGACCAATCAATGATGATTATACTGGAAGGATTATTGATAACAACTTGTTTACAAGAGCATCTGATTCCGATAGTCAATCCAGCGATATCTTCCGTGTAGGAGACATTATATCTTATCCAGCACAACCCGATGATGAATCACTGTTCATTGAAGTGTCTAGAGTTAGATATGAAAATGGTGTTGATTATGTAGAAGAAGATACTTCAAACAATAGTTCCACAATTTCCAAGTATGTAACTAAAGAAGTTTACATAGCAAGTCCAGCTACTTCTATTGATGTTCACCTCTTAGCAAATGTAAAAGAAATAGAAAATATTCAAGTCCTGTATAAATTCAAGAAGTCTTCAAGTCAAGAAAACTTTGATGATATTGAGTGGATCTATTTCAATGATAATGGTCATCCTGATACAAGTGAACTTGCTAATAGCAACAATACAATTTCCAGTGTTGTTGAAAAGCAATCTTCTTATCAAGATCTAAAATATAGTGTATCAGATCTCCCCGAATTTTCTTCGTTTGCTATCAAAATTGTAATGCTCGGATCCGATCCAGTATATGTTCCTAAGATTCAAGACATTCGTGCGGTTGCAGGATTCTAATGGATTATATAAAAGTAAAGGGTCATGATGGATTATTGCGAGATAAAAATACTGGTGCAATAATTAATCATGACCCATCAGCAATAGAAGCTAGGAGAAAGTTGAAGTCTTTAAACAATGCTTTGGAGGACATAAATATTTTGAAGAATGAAGTTTCTGAAATAAAAACTTTACTAAAAGAGCTAATCAAAAATGGCAACTAGAAACGTAGCGAAAACATTCACGTTTGAGCAACAAAGAAGAGAAATCAATAATATTGCTACAGACGTAGGAGACATATCCAATTTGGATGTTGACACAACTACAAATGTTGTTGATGCTGTTAATTTAGTTTATGACGCACTTACTGCTGCAGAAGCAGGAGTTATTGGTTTGCCAACAGATGGTTCTTATACAAACAGCACTTATGCAGTTGTTCTCGATCAAAACACAAAAGTAGCAGATGCTGTTGATGGTTTGAATACTTTTTTAGGAAGAATTATTCCCACTCAACCACAAACTATATCAAATACTAGTATTGATCTAGATCAATATACTCAGTACAGATATTGCTCTGGTGTTACTGGATTAGATAATGGAATTGCTTCTTTACCAGGAGCAGGAAGTACAGTAAAAGTTTTAAGAACAGCAAATTATGTTACAGAACTAAAAGAAACTTTTGGTCCAGGAAATAGCGGAACATTATCTGTAAACAGAAATGGTTCTAGTGTAGGTTCCGTAACTTTTGATGATACTGATAATTCAGGAACGTATGATGATTTGATTATTTCTAATAATGTAGATTATGGAACGATCACTGGAGATCCAACGGGGTTCTGGCAATCTTATGATTTCTATGCTACAGGATCTAATACTAGTGGATGGAATGAGTTGCAATTTTCACAATCTGCAATTCTTTCACAAAAAGTTCAATGGTTGTATGACACATCAAATCCTGGTCAACCAACTTGCACTTCTACAATAACAGAACCACTAACAGCAAACTATAATTATAGCAGTGGTATTCCACATTTTAGTCAGTCCAATTCATATCAGGTGGAATTGAATTTTGGAAATTTATCTGGGAATGTATTTCCTTCTAGCAATACATTTATTACAGTAAGTGCTGTTACCAATTTTGAAACTGTAAACGATATTACATATTCAGATGCTAGTATTTCTGTACCATTGCCACAAAACTATTTGAGTTCTTCTACTACAAATTATACAGTAAATTTACCAATTAGAGACACTCACATTGCTTCTAATAACTTTCCAACTTTTACTGTTGATAATGGATATTCAACAAGAAATCATACACCAACATACACAAAAGTAATCTTAGTAAAAGGTGGAACACCATCTTCTACTAAAATTGATGAACAAAATGTTGTTATTGGTAATGTTGGTTCTGGGTCGGGAAATGGTGTTAGGATAAATTCAATTAGTGCAACTGATAATCCTGCAAATATTTGGAATGGAAGCACGATAAATTTCAATCAATTTATTACAATTAACGATTTTGAAGCAACTGTTGTTGGTGGAGTTTTGAGTCACGACGAAACTGATTATACTACTACATATCTTCCATATGGTCCAGACCTTTCTGGTGGATCTAGATCTGGTGCTCAATACTTTACATTCAAATTTACCAGATCTTCCGTACAAAACTTTACTATCAATATAAATTCTCCCAGTGGAGTTGCAGGAATATGGATGACTTCAAATATTCCTAATGTACAATCTTTGAATGCTGCTACTAATGGTTGGTTGGATTTATATGAAAGATATTCTGGATCTGGAATTGCCGTTGGTGGTTGCGCTATCGACTATATCTTACCTCTCAATACAGCACTAAATAATACAGCGATAGGCTGTACTTTCGGATCAGAAAGTAGTTCTAATTCTTCTACTAATGATATTTTTGTAAGAATTAAACTAACATCTGGACAATCAGTAACTAGTCTCAGCATTACACCAGTAACCCAAGCGTAGTAGTTTTTCAAAATGGCAATTCCCGATTCTGAAAAGTTAGATTATCTCTACAAAAAGGTAGGGCATAAGAAAATCAAAACAGATGTTGCTGAGGATAAACTACTCTACAACGAATCTACTTTATCTGTAGAATCTCCTAGAGGTGATTTAGTCTGGTTTGCTTCTGATAAGATTCCAGCAACACCAGTAGCAGTTGCTGGGTATGTTGAAGATAAATATTCGACTGCTGTTTCATGTACTGCCAATTTTTCTTCAAAAGAACCAAAAAGATCTTGGTCAACTGGTCTAACTGATTGGATTTCTCCAGAATTTGGGCAGCAGTATCAAGTAGAAGTATATTCAAATAACGGAACTCAAAGACTTTACCCACAAGGTGATAGTGGGGTTGGCGAATGGCACTTTGATTATGCCAGTGGTGTGCTTACTTTTATTGGAGAAAGTTTGCCAACATATGTAGATTCTGGTGGTACTACAACTGGTTTTATTCGTATCAAAGGTTGGAGATACATTGGTCCTAAGGGAACCAATGATTATGTTGGTGATAAAACCAATCTAGCAACTACATCACAAGTAACTGTTGTTGATGCTATCAATGAACTGAAAAATAGACTAGACACTACAGATACAAATTTGTCTAATTTGGATGGTACTGTTGGTACAAATGATAGTAATGTCAATACAAAAATTGGAGATCTAGATCGTCTAATTACTATTGATCACACAGACATTACTCATGCGATCAATGAACTAAAAGGTCAGATAGTTAATAATGGTAAAGTTGTAACACTATCTAGAATATCTGGTGGCACTGGATATGATGCTGCAGACAATTTTATATCAACTACATCTGGTAATGATGGTACTGGTTTACAAATTGGATGGTCAGGTGGAACTGGTGGAGCAGTTCCAGCGACTGTAACTGTTGACCTTGCTGGATCTGGATACAGAGTAGGAGATACTGTCACCATTTCTGCTGGTAGTGGAGATGCTCAATTCCAAGTTACCGAAATTACCGATGTTAGCACGTTAGATACAACAGCAGTTTATATTGTTGATGGTATCAATGAAGTAAAGACGACTGCAGATCAAGCTGTTTTAGATGCTGCAGCAGCACAGGCAGATGCGGATACAGGATTGGTACATGCTGATCTAGCATTAGATAGAATTGGAGATCTAACTACTCTAACTACTACAGATAAATCAGATCTTGTTTCTGCTGTAAATGAAGTAAGAGAAACTTTGATTGGATCTGGTCCTGCTAATGAGCTTCTCAGAACAGTTGCTGGTACTGGATATGCTGCAACGGGAACAGATGTTGGAACAGTTGCTGTAACTGGTACTGGTAGTCTTCTTACTATTTCTTGGACAGGTGGAACTGGTGGAGCAGTACCAGAGACCGTCACCGTAACGTCAGAGGGTCAAGATTATAAAATTGGGGATATTCTAAGAATTGATAGTGGAAACCAAGATGCACGTTTCCAAGTACAAGGATTATCTTCATCAAGTATTAGCCTTTCTGCTACAGAAACTCAAAAAGTAATCCTAACTGCATCTTCACAAACTACAGATAAACCACTTGCTATTTTAGAAGGAACTAGTTCAGCAGAAGGTGTTCAGTATGATACTGATCTTGTATATAATGCAGATACAAATAAATTAACTGTACCTAATATTGAATCCACAGATGTAACACTTTCTGCTGGTTTAATTACAGATCAATCACTTACGTTTAGAAATCTTAGTGATACCGAAGATAACACTGGATTCCACAGAGATACTTTTGGTGTAAACTTTACAACTGGTGGTAATGAAAACACAAAAATTCTATTTCGTGCTGATGGAACTCTAGTTGCTCAAGGTCTTGCTACCAAAAACTCAGCAAACATTGAACTTACAAATAATGAAAGAACTATCTACGTTAGTAAGAACGAAGAATTTGCAACAGATGCTTTTGATCAAACAGGAAGAAGTTTAAATAAACCATTCAAGAGTATTGAAAGGGCATTGTTTGAAGTTGCAAAGCAATCATACATTGCTGGTGAGGGTCAGTTAGGCGAAGTTCCAGCAGAGCAGATTATACCTGGAAAAGAGTATAAGATTGTTATTGCTGGTAATACCAATTGGACTACTATTGGTGCTGCAAATTCTGATCCTGGAACTACATTTATTGCCAATTCACAAACTCCTACTGGTACTGGTATTGCAGAAGAAGTTGGTGTTGACGCATTCGAATATTATACAATCATTGTATTCCCTGGTGATTATGATATTGATAATAGACCAGGAAAGCAAGAGACTGATGCAGACTTTGCTTCGTTCTTCAATACAGCAGCAAATTATAACACAGAAGAAGAACTAATTGGAAACCTCCATAAAATTAACCCACCTTCTGGTGGTGTTGTAGTTCCCAGAGGTACTTCTATCATTGGTCTGGATCTAAGAAAAACTATTCTTAGACCAAAGTATGTTCCCGATCCTGCTACTCCCGCAACAGCACACAGATATCAAGATGGTGGCAATCTAATTATCCGTAATAGAGAGTTTATCCAAGCAGAGTCATTTGGATGGTTACAGGAAGATAGCAATCATGCTGCCAACAATCTTGATTATAATAAAGCAAAGTGTAAGAGAGACATTGGATATTATCTAGATGCTCTAGTTGATGATCTTCAGAAAGGTGGCAACTCAAACATCTATGATAGCGCAAAATTCTACTATGATGGAGCGGTACTAAAATCGGGAACTATTGAAGGAGATAGCGAAGTTGCTGATACTGTAACTACTCTACGTATTGCTTCTCATATGGCAGTAATGGCAATGAGAAACAGTTCTTTTGTAGATCAAGCAACTACAAGTGGAACTACTGTTACGTTTGTAACTCCACAACTAGGTATTGTTCCTGGTGTTACTATTGAAGGTCCTGGTATTACTGGAACTAGACAAATTATTAGCGTAGTTTATGATGGAAATAATGCTGTTACATCTGCAACATTAGATTCTGCTGTAGATGTAAATCAAGCATCTAATACAAACTTCACATTTAGAGCAGCATCGTTCTATTCAACGGCAATTCCATACTCAGAGTCTAAATTTGAATCTGGAGATTTGTTTGATCCATCTGTTCCAGAATGCAATGATGTAGCACAGTCTATTTTTACTTCATATGATTTGTATGTTGATATTCTTAATGATGGCACAACAACTACTATCAGACGTGTTCCTTTTGGATTTGATAGGGATCAAGAAAGTGCTATCTTCAGAGTAACTGGTGGTTCTTATTTCTGGCAACTTACTATCAAAGACGCTATCAACATTCCACAGTATGTTGACGTGAATGATAATCTAGTTGATTATAATAATCAAAACGGTATTGATGATACTGGATGCTTCCCATGTAGTCACCACAGACTAGTTGCATTCAAGTATGCCAACGCAAAAGAACTTGATGAGTATTATCTAAAAGCAGTTAGAATTTATAACGCTCAGACAAACCCAGACATTGGTGAAGAGGAACTGACTCGCAGAATTGAAGAAAACAGAATCGTTGGTGATGCAACATCACCTATCTCTATTGATACTGTAAGTTCTGCTTCTCCATATATCTTCAACTGCTCACTACGTTCCGTATATGGAATGGGTGGTCTACATGCTAATGGTGATGATGCCACTGGTTTCAAATCAATGGTTCTTGCACAGTACACTGGTATCTCACTACAAAGAGACGACAGAGCATATTTGTACAATCCTTCTGGTGGGCCAACATATGCAGATAGCACAAAAGTTGTTACTGAAGCAGATCAAAGACACACCAAAGTTGATGCAGTGTATCAAGATGGATGGAGACATTACCACATTAAGTGTAGTAACGATTCTTTCCTACAAGTTGTATCTGTTTTCGCTGTTGGTTATGCAGATCACTTTATTTCAGAAACTGGATCTGACGTATCAATTACAAACTCTAACTCAAACTTCGGTAATATTGCTACACTAAGTTCTGGTTATAAGAGAGTAGCATTTGATCAAGATTCTTCTGGTCAGTTGATTGGTGTTATTCCCCCAAGAGGAATCAATTACGGAACAACACAACCAATTGGCATTGGTGAAATTGATCAAAGAACATTCTCCACATGGCAGAATGCTACTACAGCAGATAAACCAAAAATTAGTAAAATTTACATCAAGAATCCAAACAACCCATATGGATTGTATGGTCAAGATGAAGTTCCTGAGTACATTGAAAACAAAGGAACTGCGGAAGAAAAACGTTGGTTACTATTAGATGGAATCAACTATCTATTAGGTAAAGGAAGAAACATTGGTTTCAATCCACAAACTGAAGAATATGAAACTAGTTCGGATTTTGATGAGTATGTTTATACTTCTTTCCCAACATATATTGGATCCGATGTTCAGAAAGAATTTAAAGCAAGACTAAGACTAAAAGGAACTGCTACTGAAAATGAAAATGAAAAGGGAGAAGTTTGTATTGATGCAGATGTAAATCAAACTGCAGCAGATTCAACTCCAATTTCTATTCCCGAAAATGATACTAGACAGTATTATGGATGGGAATATTCAGAGACACAAGGCGGTCTATATTATGGTCATGTTGTTATCTACATCAAAGATGCTGTTGCAAATGATGATGTATTTTATTGGTCACAAGCAGGTGATGGAAGTTACTATGAATTTGTAGATGCTGCTTCTTTTGCTGCTACGCAGTTGAACGCTGATTTTTCTCAAGCAGATCCAATTGATTCTACTACAGAAAATACATTGCTGAAGAGAATCACGATGAGGTATGATTCTAATACGGATTATGCGTTGAATACTCTTGATAGTAGAGAGTTTGGAGAAAATTCTTCTTTCCCAAGTTTGTTTGTTAAGAGAACACCAGACAATAGATTACAAACAGATCATATCTGGAGAGTTCTTTATAAAATTCCAAAAGAAACAATATCAAAACCACCCGAAAGAAAGTATGTAATCAAGTTATCACTTGACCAAGCACCATCATATGCTAATAGTTATTACATTTATAATGTAGAAACTCAAGTTGAGTATCAATACAACCAGCAGGATGGATACTATATCTTAACCGTTAGTAATGCTAATGTCAAGAATATTTTGGGAACAAATGATGAATTACCAATTGGATATGCACAGAATCAATATTTCTTATATCCAGATGTAAATCTTGATAAACCAGAATGGAATCCTAAAAAAGCATACAGCATCTATGACACAACTCCAACAATCAAAACTGTGACTGTAGATGCATCCAATTTAGAGGCAGATGGTTATGAAAGAAGATCAGAATATTCTACTACAGCAGAAACTATAGAAACTTTTGTCACGTATCTACAGTCTGGTGTAAACATTAATTCTGGTGTTTCTTTGTATACTATTGGATCTAATGCTGGCACAACTGTAACTCTAACTGCTGGAACTAATAATCTAGTTGTAGGCGATATTGTAAAATTCTGTTCTGTAGGCACATCATCTGTAATTGATACAGATACTTTCTATAGAATATCATCGACTTCAACAAACCAAATTACATTCAAAAAACTAACAGGTGGTAATGCTATAGCAGCAGGAGATTCTGCTTTAGTTGGTGTCAAGTTGAAGAGAGTTAATTTCAAATCAAACGAACCATACAAAAAAGTTGGCGGATCAAATATTGAAAATGATATTGGTATTGATGATGATTTGTTTGATGATTTCACTGTTGTAAATGAAACGTCCAGAAACGACGGATCTGCATATAGCAATAGAATGCTATTGTTTGAAGATCAGGATGGATTAGCACCAATTACAGTCAAACTACATAGACCAAGTAATATTAGAGCATCTGGTCACACTTGGGAATATGTTGGATTTGGTCCTGGTAACTATTCAACTGGTTTCCCTGCTTTCCAAACTATTGTTCTAAACAAACAGCAAACTATTAATGCTCAAACTCAAGAACTTGATGGTGGATTCAACGGATCTAGTGGCACTAACTCAAATGGAGACTTCTTCATTGGTTCTCAAATTATTGACACCAAGGGTAGTCAGTCAGAAACAGTCAATGTACCTAAACTAAAAACTAGTGCTCAGACTAGACTAATCAATCCAAATGATTATCTATACATCACTGCTGCTTCCAGTAGCGGAGTTGGAAACCTAGAAGCATTCTCTACTATCTTGCAGTCATCCGCACGTATTCAGTTAGCAGAAGCGTCTTCTAAGACGGTTACATATGACAAAGTAACTGTTGCTGATATTGAAGTTTCCAACGTTCTCAAACTAAAAGATGGTGCTAGCCTTGAACTAAAAGATTCTCAGGTAGCACAACCAAATGCTTTGTTTAGATTCCCAGTTGCTACAGAAGATAAGTTTGGATTTACTAAGAAAGTATCTTCAACACAAAACTGGGGTCCATCAGCAGCATCAATTGATGATGTGTTTGTCACACCTGCTGGACTATTCCAGTGGGCATATGCAAATAAACTAACTGGATCACCTGCTCCAACAACGTGGCAAATTTATGTTGATGATGATGGTAATTATGAAGCTGGTGCATTGTCAGGTGGAAACTTTGTTTACAATTTGGAAAATGGTGTAAACTTCTCATACTCACCATCAACAGCAGAATTAGATACAGACGAAGGACTACTAAGAATTGGAAGATTATCTGATACCGTTCTTACTGCTAACTTAGGTGTATCTGGATTTATCTATGTTTCTACACAAAACACAGAAGGAACAGTTATCAAAGGGTTAGAAAGAATTGCTTCTACAGGTGGCAATAGATGGTATTCTATCAAGAATGCTTGGCTAAATACTGATACGGGAGAGAATGGCGTTGTAGGAGATTTTATTATCAACTACTTCATCTATGGTACTGATAGAATTCTCTACAACGTAAACACCTTTGATGTCTAAAAGAAATGTCGGCAGTAGTATCAAGATCGTTTTTCTCCAAGAAGATCACCAGAGCTTCTATAGGTAAATTACCATCAACCGCAGACATTTTAATACAAACTGATGATTCCGTCAACATGGCGGACTTCAAGAATTGGGCAACCGATTCTACAGTTCTCATAAGTTTGAATGATGCTTTAGAAGCAGAAAATGTTGGTAGTACAACTCTTGGAGCGCAATATTTTAATAGATTTGCTACCGCGACACTAACAGATGCAAAAGTAATCCCAGATACTGATTGGTTGGGAAGAAATTTAGGATCAGTTGGTGGCACTGGTGATCTTAGTCAAACTTGGATTAGGAAAGATTTTATTGATCAATATAGAGTTTTAATATCTGATGTAGAATTAGTTCCAACTGATGGTGTTGCTGGTTGGAGCAATGTTTATGATCTAAATAACACAAGTTTGAACATCGATAGTGTTGATGGGGATAGTAATCTTTTACATGAAATTATTTTAGAAGAGGATGTCTTTGAATATATTTGCGAACATCAACCTGCATCATCTGGCGGAACTGGTGCAACATTTCTAGTTGTTTTAGCACCAAACTTCGAAGATGTTGACGACGGACAAGGAGGATCTGATTCTGAAGCTAGTGGATCATATGGAGTTGTTGGAGTTTCTATTATTTCATCTGGTAGTGGATACAATGCTAATGAAGACCTTTATATCTCGGGAAGTCAATTTGGTGGAGTAGATGGAATTGATGACATTCGTCTAGATAACATTCAATTATCTGGTTATAATATTACAATTGAAAAATCACAATTAGATACTGGAATCACTATCAATGATTTTATTGTTAGTTCTGTTTTTAGAAATGCTTATGTAACTTTCATTGAAGAAAATGCAGACTCTTCAGAATTTTACAACATATATTTATCAGTATTTCCAGATACACCAATAGTATCTGGTGATGAGGTTATTCTTGAAAGAGGCAGTAATTCACTTTGGTCAAAATTAAATAGAGGTTCATCGTCTCAGATCAGAAGACAATACTATGGATATCTGTTTAGAGATTCAATTCATTGCAATGTGATATCTGCTACTTCTGGAGATCTAAACTATCCAAAATATACAAGATCTATAAAAGTACAAACAAAAACAGATTTATCGGTAGCAATACCAACTCCAAAAGACGAAGAGTATTCTTTTTACACCCAAGTATGGGAAGATAGTGGTGATTCTAATATCCCCAATTATCAGTGGGATTCTACTCCTATTAGTGGATACAATAAAGTTGCGACAAAAACAAATGATGATGGAGAAACATACTATGAGTATTATATAAATTTCAAGTATCCATCTAGAGTTAGCATAAATCAGGATAATATATTACAATATTCTGTATTATATAAAAATACACTAAAACAACTTAGTTCTAATTGGGTATTAGATACTATACCAAATCTACCAGTATCGATAGAGTTTAGGGGAATTTATACTTCTATTGGATTTAATTTTGAATATGATCTTGTTAGTGTAGATGATGCTGTAGATAAAGCATCCGCAGTTGGCGGAGTTTTAGATTGTTTTAGAAATCGAACCACCAGCATCATGTATGCTTGGGCAACTAGCGATATCAACGCTACTAATTGGCCATCAACATACTACTTTTATATGAGCGGTGCAAATTGGCGTTGGTATGGAAGACTTTATACTCCACGGTGGGATAGCGTCGATGACAGTTATGAATTACAACAAACATATTATGCTTATGCTTATGGAGACACTAATCTCAATAATGCAAACAGTGGTAATGATGTACGTTCTAAAGACAGAATAGGAATCAGAATTTATACGTACGAAACGACCTCAAGTAATGGTCCTACTGTCAGTACCCAAGGCGGCGGAGCATACGAAATTCTTAGATTGAATTCATATCAAGATTACAATACAGAGCGTGGCACAGATGGATTGACAGCAGGTACTCCAATTAAGTATATCAATCTTTATCCAAAAGGAACTGCTAATGCAGATAAACCACAATTGATGTCTGATATCAACAGTGGAGGAACTACTCAGAATATTATATTAGCAAACTTAGTTGGTGATGTACAATCAATTTCTTGGAATGAAAGAATCGGAACATCAGAACCTATCCTGACTCAAACTGAAACTAGATATTATTATGTTGAATATCCAAGAGAAGATAATTATGGAACTTCCTATCAATGGAATGGTACTACATATAATTTCAAATACTATATCCAGATTGATAATGAGATCATCAGTTATACAAATTATGCAGAAGTTTCTGAAAATAGATATGAACTCATAGGTGTTACTCGTGGTGAGTGTGGTACTACTGCAGTAGCGCACCAGGGATTTGACAGTACAAGTGTTATAAAACTAATATACGAATATGTCGTACCAGAAGAAGCAAGAAACAAACCATTCAATTCAGACGGAACTGTAATAGGAACTACTAAACAGTTTTATTGGAGACAAGGAACATATACGAGAGAAAGACCATATGATACAAATGATTACCAAACAACTATTGGAAAAATAACTTCGGACTCTACATATCGTTATAGATATCAGACTCCATTGTATGGACCAAATTACTTCTTCTCAAAGGGATTGTATCCAAATGGTCTTACATTTGAAAGGGTAGTTGAAGATGTAAATTACTTAGAAAATTCATTGAAACTTGATGAGGTTGCTGGATTAGCACCAAAGATGAGAATTATATGCAGTGGACTAGAAAATTCCAGTACAATTACAATATCTTCTATCGATATAATCAATAGAAAAGTATTCTTGGAATCTACTACTACTATATTTGATCCAAATATTGCAGAAGGTGCAATGGTTGGAAATACTGCAACGATAGAGTTCAATTCAACTGCAGATGGACAGACTCCTTATATTGCTATGTTTGGAGTGAATGATAAAGGATTTGCAAAAGTTAAACAATATCAATATGCATCATATACAACCGAAACTATACAAATAAAATATTACCTAGAACCATATCCAATCGGTAATAGAGCATACGAAGATTTGTATGGAACTGTGTATCAAGCATTTGTTTCTTCAAGAAATCAAATTACAGGAATTCAAGATGATGATGAAACTTATTTTGCTCCTCGTACTCAAACAGAAACGTTTTTGATCCAAGCATCTAGAGACCAATTCTTCTCAAACGAAAGTATTCCTTCTACTAGATTAAAGTACTTATATGAACCAATTTCCGACAATGAAACTATTGTACTAAATGATAGTTCTGGTATTGGTGTTGGTGATGTAATATTCGGACCAGATCTTCCAAATGATGGAGCAGTTATCTGGTCATTAGAACAGTATGGTCCTGAGTATCCACTACAATTATATCCAGGAAGTGTTTCGATTAATAATACTTGGGGATATAGTAATGGATATTCTTATGCATATTTCTTTATACAAAATGGTGTAGACGATAGAGATAAAATTACGACAGGTTCAATTGCTACATCATCTGCGTTTCCAGACACACCATTTACTGTCAGCAGGGTTTATCAATATACATGGGGAACTTATGTGTATCTAAATCCAAATCCAATTTGGGTTGGTGGCATAAGTTCGTCATGGTTAATTGGTAGTGGATATTATAGTCCAGTAAAAATTAAAACCAGAACAAAGAGACAAAAATATTCAGACATTATCATTTATGATTATTCACTAGCAGCATTTGGTGGAGAACCATGTGCTAGATTCAAATTGAAAAAAGCAGATATTGGAAATTTACAAGCAAATATTTCACATATCTCTAAAATATCTAACAGCTATTTCAATCCTGTATATGAAGATATTACAGATGTAATTTTATATACTGGCAATGATTATAATGCTCCCGTTATAGGTTTTGAAAATCATCCAACAGAAGTTGAGTATTATTATGTTTATGTAAATAATGTAACACTGGAAGATCCAGAGACCATTGAAACATATAACACGTACTTGAGGGGTATTCCTTCTGTTTGTGAAATTGTAAACATTAGAAAAATTTCAGATTTATCAAACACTACTCCAGTAGAACAAGAATATCGAATCGATCCTATTCCAAACTTAAACAAGAATACTAGATATTCTTTAGATAATGGTAAAGTTGTCTGGTTTGCAACTCAATGGAATGAAGGTGATATCGAACTATCTACTTACTATGTTCCTGACCAGTATGATCCTTCGGTCTATTGGTTATTAGATAAGAATGAAGAGTCTCGTTATTTCCACATAGCAGGAGCAGATCAAAAAACATATACTATAGAATCTAGTGCAGGAACTGAACTCATTCAAACTAATTTTGTAAATAGTTTTGCTTTCCCTAGTCTACAATTTGCAATTGATGTTCCAGTTTGCTTCACTAATATACCATCTGCATTATCTTCACTTCTAACCGAAGGAGTAGTATATTATGTAATTTCAACAAATTCTGTTTCTAATTCTGATATAAGTATTTCTGCCACAAAAGGTGGATCGCCAATTACGTTCCCAACAGGATCTGGATACAAACTAAAAGCAAGAGTTCCTCAACAATTATATCAAGATTTTGAAGCAACGACTTTTAAAGAAGTTGTTACATTTTCAAACCCAGCAATAGGTATAACAATAGGACAAAAAGTATATGGTCCAGGAATTACCTCTCCAGAATTTAGAACAATTATTGATGTTACTCGTAATTCTAGTGGTAACGCAACAGAAGCAACTCTGGATGCTCAAGTAAATAATAATAAAAACCAACCAGAAACTTTTAGTATTACTGGTTTCAATAGTATTACTACTCAAGATACATTCAACCAAGCACCAGAAAACTTAGAAGAAGAATTAGTTCCAACATTTGGGCAAGTTACAATAGGAAATACTTTATATAATTATACTGGTCGTACTTTTGATAACAACACATATACATTTACATTACCAGTAACAGAACTAAATCAGTTCTGGGCAATTCCCCAAACAAAGATAGCAGTAAGATATCCACAATCACAATTAGAAAATTCTATTAGTGCTTCCGATTCAAAAATTGAAGTACTTCGAGATCCAATTACTGCAAGAAGATTTTATAAATTTGTTATTACAGAAACTCATTTTACAAATTATTCTTACACATCTCTTGGTCAGATCAGACTTTATTACGATGGTACTCAAGTTCCATATACAAATGTCACTGTTACTGCACCTGGAACATCTGCGAATGCAACACAAATAGGTTACATTACCGATGGTAATCTAGATAGCAATTTTATTGATTTCAACCATGGTTCTGTTGGATCTACAACTATCATAATGGAATTTGCAAATCCTGTGTTAGTAGATGCATATGATATTGTTCGTGGTACTTCATACTACGGATCATTCCCATCAGCATTCCAGGCGTTTACATCAGATGATGGAATTTCTTATACAAAAGTTTCAACTGAAACTTACGAGGCACAAAATCTAACAAATGAATCTACTGGTCTCAGGTATATGATTCCAGATGCAATTGATGCATCATTGCCACAGTTTGGAAACATAAGAATTGACGATGAAATTATTTACTATGGATACAGAACAAACAAATATTTTGGTGATTGTATTATCAAAGAAAATCATTCTGCTGGAGCAATAATTTCATTCAGTCCATATAATGCTATCAAAGAAAATTCTATTATCTATAATGGATCAGATGAACTTTCAAATATTCGTGTAGTTGTAACAGATACTTATCAACCAAATCCATCAGCATCTGTTCAAATTAAAGTTGCTGGTTTAGAAGTTGATAATCCATATATCTTCAATGGAATGTCTGCTATAAGTCCCACAACTGATCAGATTAATGTAAATAATATTTTCTCAATAAAAATTGATCCTACTAAAGAATGTACTTATATCGATTCATCTACCCTAGAATTGGAAGCTGGTAGTATTATAACAGAGTTGACTCCTGGTGATGAATTACTAATTCAAACTACACATGCAATTGGTCCTGGTTACAAAGTCTCACTACTAAAAGACTCCACAAGTTTCTACATAAACAAACCAACAGTAAACACATCTATTTCGAATGACCAATGTACTCCTTTCAGAAAGATGTACATTGTTGACTCCCAAATTCTTGCTGGTTTGAATGATGGTTTGGTTACTGCTGCAAACAAATTCAATAACGGTAGAGGATTCAAATACATTCCTCTGTCTGGATGCTTGGATATTAAACCAGTGAAATGTTTGACATCAAAATATGTTTCTTTTGCGTCAGAAAAATTCTCCAAAACACTATTCCTTTCTGATACCATTCTAGATCCAGAAAGTCTGACAGGTCTAGAACCAAAGTATGATCCAGAGACTGGAATCAAAAATACTGGAAATTATATTTTGTCATTTGAAGGAAATGATTATGAAATTCAATCGCTTGAATATCCAGAAGGAACACAGGGAGAAGAAAACGCAGCTAACTTCATTACGACATTTGGAAATCCATCATCAAATTACCAGTTATCAACTTGCGGTGTAGCAAAAGATTCTTTAGGAAACATTTATACACTAGCAACTGGATATTATGAATCATCTAGTACTGGAGATAGGCAGTTCTTAATCAAGTTTGATTCTGCTGGAGATGTTGTTTGGGCAAAAGCAGCAGAGAGTACATTTGATTTTGATTATCGTCCAGAAGGAGTGCAGGTTTATAATGACCAGATATATTGTTTGACTAGAAATCGTACTGATAATTCTATTCACATAGCAAAATATGATACAAATGGAACTGTTTTACTAGACAAAAAAATAAGTTCTGGTGGAGAAGAATATCCATATGGTGGGTTTGAATTTGATAGCACTGGAAATCTATGGATTACTGGAAGTACAAAATTTAATGGACTATTCCCAGGAGATTGGTCATCTTCAGAAACTCCAACAGTAGGTACTAATTACAATGGTTATTGGGAACTTGCTCTACCCTGGAGTGTCAATTTCCAAGGAAGACTTCATAATACTGCATATGTGAGCACTAAAGGTGCAATAATATTTGGAGCATACGATCCACTTGCCATAACTAATATGTCAGGTACTAGTCCAGCAGAAGATAAACTTTTCTTTGGATGTAGATCTAATTACTCATGTCAAAGAATTAGATATGGTATTACAGGAACTGCTCCTAATAGAATATATCATGTAGTTTACGAAGGAAGCACAAGTAGTAGTGGGTCTCTAGGATCTCCAACTAAATTCCACGAGTTGAGATTCTATGAAAATGAACAAACAAGAGTAGAACTTTCTACAGAAATTAATAATAATTCTTATTCATCTGGAGCAAACTCTGCTAGTGGTGGCGGTGCATTTTCTTTTGAAGGAGAAAGAGTAGCAAGTCTTTCGTGGACTTATTCTGGCAGACATTATAGATGGGATTTACCATCTGTTCCAAATACAAGTGGTTGGAGATTTGCTCTTCATACTTTGTATGATGGTCATGATAATCAAAGTTCTGGATATAGCATAGTCAATAGTAAAGACTTGAGAATGTGCCATTATAATGCTAATTACCAAACCAATAATTTCTACACAGAAAATAAGTATCTATGGAATAGACCATTTAGCATTTCATTCAATATTGAAATGTCTGATCCAAATAATAATACTCAGTCTGGAGTATTTGGTATTGGTTGGACAAAACAAAATGATAAGCATGGTAGTTACTACTGGTTACAAAAACATACAAGTAGTAGTTTGGAGTATGCTTCATTTGTTTTTACTGGTGATGTATGGAGAGATACTGATAATACTGTTAGATATTATAAAACAGATGGATATTCAGGAACTACTCCATTCGAACAACAGGCAGTTGATCTGAATATTCTATCTGGTACTGCACCATTTGTTGGTATCAAACAGAATGTTTTCTATTGGATGGACTACAACCCATCTACTTCACAAATGGAAATTTATTATGATAAGACAAATGTAAAACCAGCATCACCTCAGCATACATTTACAATTCAAGCATTTGATTCTAATGAATACTATTTCAGTATATTTGCTGGTGGTTACTACTGGTCAACTTATATGGATAATATTGACCTGAAAGAAATCAATGTTACATTTACTGATAACAATCAAGTAGTTTGGAACTACAACGATTTCAATTTCCTTACTGGTATGCATGGATCTAATGACCAGATTAATACTGGTATGAGTTTGACAGGAGCATACCAAGGTGGAATGGTTGTAAAATTAGATAGTACCACCCTAACATTATTAGATGATTGGCGTATTGGTACTAGTGAGTATCAATGGAGAATTAGAGATATCAAGTTTGATTCTCAAGGATACATGTATCTTGCTGCAGCGATATATGATCAGTTATTGGGCATATACAAATTTGACATTACTTCAAATCCAAATAATCCTACTGCAATATGGAGCAAAGTATATTCTCAAATTGACCTTACATATAATGGAGCTGAATATATAAATGGTTTAGTATTAGATGATAATGATAACGTATACATTGGTGGATATAGTTATTCATACAATAGCGATCCAACATACCAAGCTTACTATACGTTTGTTATGAAGTTAGATACTAATGGCACATATCAATGGGGTAAAGTGTTTGATGCAAATGCATCTGAATACTCTTATGGAGGAATTGATATTGATAAAACTACTGGAACTACTTATCATTATGGGTATACTACCAGTGGTAATACTGGTAGTGATTTGATACTCTATAAATTAGATACTAATGGAAATTTATTGCTAGCAAAAGAATTTGGTTCTGATTTATCTGATGGTATTTTGGTAGATATTAGAAATAGAAATAAATCGATATATGTAGAAAACGATGTATGTTATTTGACAGGATTCACATATAAAAATAATTCTAGTAGAGGAGGATTCCTTGCTCGCCTAGATTTATCTTCTGCTCCTGGCGATATCAATGGACCATATGGTAGATCGGCATTCAATCTTGATGATGCTGGAACTCAATACAATTTCTTTGATATACAATTACCATCTAACAGAACCGAACCATACACTTCCAACTATTCTTATGGATGGTATAAAGATCAACAATTATCTATAAACAATGCTTCTAACACATATTACGATGTAGTTCTTCCTTTTGCTCCAAATGTATTTGGAACATTGATTGATCTAGAAAAAAATTACATTAAGGTAAATCTTACAACACCACTAAAGATCGCTTCAACTTATAAAGATACTGTTATTGTAAAATCACAAGACTACAGAACTGATTATCAAAGAATTCCTAACGTTAGAGGTTTGGTTTATGGACCACAAAAAGCAGTTCTGTTTGATAACTATAAAGCTGTTATAACATCTAGCAGTTATAGTCGATCATATGTTTACTCTGTTTTGAAATCACTAAAAACCTCCGCTTCATTTAGCGAGGCTGGAGATATCAATTCATATGTAATCTTATCTGATGTAAATGAATTGCATTCTGAGGATCTCTTTGTTACTGGTACAAATATAAAACCAGGAACAAAAGTAAAATCAATTGATTATGTTAACAATGTAGTTTATTTGACACAATCATTGCTCGGTGATCCAAGCAATCTAAGATTTTATGTAAGAAGATATAAGTACAATGTAACTATAGTCAATGGAGACACAAACAATGTCTTTATTGGTGATACCGTTTCATTTATTATTTCTCCTAATCCCAGTGAACCAATCGATATCAACAGAAGTTCCATAAAATATTATGTTTCTAATGTTTTTAGTGAAACATCACTGACAATAAATTCTAACTCTAGTTCAACGCCTAGTTCTAACATTATGTACATTGCTAGTAAAGATGGATTCTCTACAAGAGATTTTGAAATTGGTGCTGTTGAACTTGGAGGATTCAAGAATAATCAGAGACAGCAGATTGTAAACACTAGTGTTATTGCTGATGGAACTGACGGAGCAATCTATGATATTGAAACCGTTCAGACCAGAGCAACTAGAGAGATGTTTACAACATCTGTTGGTAAAACTCTTGGTAGATTTGTATTCAAACAAAGAAACTTTATTTCAAAGAACAGACCAATTTATTGGAATGAAGTTGTCACACAACCAACTTTCTTTGCTAATACTCCCGTAGAGAAAATTATTTCTGGATTATATCTAGATCTTCCTTTCTTTGCTTCATTCTCTGGAACAAGTCTTTACTGGTCATTCGATGGAGAAAACTGGAGTAATAGAACTTTAGCAAATACAATCAATCACATATCTTACGATGAACCAAGTTCTAATATTTTGATTGCATTTGCAAATGGAACGTTCAAATCACTATCTATTACTGATATTTCTTCTGGTAATGGAGTAGATTACAGTTTGCTATCTGAAACAAATGTGAAATTTATAAAGAGGATTGGTAGTTATACATTTGCTCAAGGAGATAATTTAGTATACTATACCAGCACAAATCCAAGTTCAGTTTCAGCAGATAGTATTGTATGGTACTCAATTACTGTAAACAATACTAACACCGTAATTGAAGCAGAGTTTGATGATTATAATTATGTTCTGATTTATGATATTGCATCTTCAACTAATTTCTATAAAAACTTTGTTCTATCAAATATAACAGGACTAAATCTAGATATTGATGTTGTTGCTGACAGAATAAAAGGATACAACAATGTCTTTACTCCAATCAAAACTACTGCAGTAACTTATGGTCTTGGTAAGTTTGTTGAGGCAGGATATAGAGTATTCTTCCAAGGAGTATACCAAAGTCCATTTATTGAAATTTACGAATATGAAAACTTCTCTGATATTACTTCTCCAGAAAGTACCGAAGAATTTGATGTCAAAGCATTGACATTTAACGATGGTCAATTTATTTGTGCAGGTACGAATCTCAATACTGGAAGGCAGTTTATAAGATATTCACCTAACGCTAGAGTCTGGATTGATACAGAACTATATCGTGATAAAGAAATTCCAGCAACCGAAATGATATCTGGTCAAGAGTATACTATTGACCTTGTAGAAGATACAAATTGGACAGACATTGGTGCTCCTGCAGGATTTGATGTTGGAACTAGATTTACTTATAACGGTGTTGCTGTAACTGGAGTAGGATCATGTATTGATTTGTCTCTAAATCTAATTTCAGAAGACGAACATATAACAGCAATTGAATATGCTGGATTTAATAAGTACGTTGCTGCTGTACATAACCCAATAACTCTACAGACAAGATTTGTACTTTCTGCTTTACCATTACCAGCAACAAGTGATCTGAATCCAGAACAATATGATGTTGACAATGGAACGTTCAGAGTTATTGAAAATGTCGGTAATACAACTCTCTATAGATACAAGTCTTCTGTCCTTGAAGGAAATTTACTTGCATGGGATGGTACAAACTTAGTATACTTCAAATACGAGTCTGGTGCTCCAGTAGAAACAAACGAGTTGAACGAATACAAAGTTATTGGTTGTCAAACATGCAACTATTATGAATATAATGGTTTGATTGTACCAGACTTTAGAACTGCTCCAGAACAAATTGGAACTGATAATGATCCAGAATCTCCAACATTTGGCGATCCTATCTTTACATCTGCTCCATTATCATTGTTTGAAGAAGGTCTTATTGAACCTAGAATTGTTCGTGCTGGAACTGGATATGAACCTTTGACTACTTTTAGTAATTGTCGGGTAAGTTCTGAGTTTGGTTTAGATGCACTATTAACTTGCGGAACAAATGAAGAAGGTGAAATAGATACAGTAACCGTCACACAAAATGGCAAATTCTATTCAGACTTAGCAGAACTGCAAGGAGGACTAATTTTACTTAATAACACTGGTATAGATCCCAATGGAGTTCTAAATGTTGCGCCATATGAGGAAGGTGTTGAAGATGAAAGAGCTATTATTTCATTCAATAATAATGTAAATTATAAACAGTATAGTGTTTATGGTGCTCAAGCAGGCACTTCTGGTTATGCAGTATTGTACAAGAACCTTCTAAATTCTAGTTTGTATTATATAATGTTCTTTGATGCAAACGGTGTGTTCTTAGATAGTAATTCTAGAATCTTTATTTCGGATATTGCTCACCTGTCTAGCGAGTTTGCGTTCGCACAGGGTCTATAAATATTAGTGATGTCATCATGATATATCATGGATCCTGCAACACTTAGAAAAAATTTTGAAGATCAAATTGCTCAAACTGATAGTCAAATTAAAGAACTAGAACAAAATCTAGTAAAAGCAAAAGAGTATAGAACAAAACTTACTGGTGGTCTAGAGACTCTAAATTTATTAGAGCATGATTCACCAGACGCTCCAAGCGAAGAATCTTGATAGATACCCCTCTGTATAAATACAAGTATAGAGGGGTATTTTCATGGCTACTGCTATACCAGTAAATCTACAAATAGAGATTGGTGCTGACTGGGAAGTTTCATTCAACCTAAGAGATGAGAATGGAAACTTTCTAGATATGACTGGATATGCTGTGTCTGCATATATGGCAAGAAATTATACTACAACAACCAAGTATAGTTTAGGTGCTACTGTAACTGATGTTACTACTGGTGAAGTAAAACTCTCTATGGCAAACAGTGGAGGATCATTGGTACAAAAAACAACAGACCTCAAAAAAGGAAGATATGTATGGAATCTTTTTATTACTAGTCCTGGAGGAACAACGGATAAAGTAATTGAAGGAGTGGTCACAGTAATGCCAGGAGTACTATGAGCAAGTATCAAGTTACAGTAAGCAGCACAAATAATTATAATGTAACTTTTACAAGAACAGATAGAAAACAAATTGTAGACGTAGATGAAGCTCCTCAGCAGCTAGAAGGAAATTTGTCCACACTTGATGATGTCAACACTTCTGGTAGATTAGATCAATACGTTGTGACTTGGGATGAAACCCAACAAGCTCATGTTTATAGTTTACCAGTAGCAGGATCATTATCTGGTTCTAATGATGTCGATACATCAAATAGAAATAATAACTATGTTTTAGTTTGGAATGAATCATTACAAAAGCATGAATATGTTTCACCATTTGAAATAGTTGATAGATCTGATAATATTGATGATGATGCTTTAGACTATGGAACTTACTAAATATATAAGTAACAGGTTTTAAGGAACTAAAATGGCAGCACCACGTTTAAGACTACGTAGGGGATCATCCACCCCAGTAGGAAATGTGTCAACTGCTCTTTCTGGTGAACCATTTTTTGATACTAGCGCAAGCAACCTTTACGTTGCAGATGGCGCATCTTCTTTTGTTCATGTTGGTGGTACTTCATATACAGCAAGAGTTGATGAGTCACTCACAGCCGCGGCGGCAACTACTTCAGGCGAAGTAACTATTCTAGCAAGAACTGATGTATCTGGTGGAGGATCGGTAACTTTTGATGTTGCTGATATCGCAACAGATTCAACATATACTTGGCCAGCAGCTCCAACAGGAGCAAAAATTCTTCAGTCCGATGCTAATGGAAATCTTTCTTGGGTAGATCAAACATCAGGTTATTCTGGTTGGACAGTATCTGATGGTTCTAACTCAGAGAACATTGCTTCTACAGATACCGTAACATTTACTGGTGGGTCTGGTATTTCACAGACCTATGCTACGGCAACTAATGTTCTTACAACTGCTCTAGACATTAACGAACTAACTGCACTAGATGCAGAAGGTGGCACTGATCCTCTAGTCGTTGCTGATTCTTTTGCAGTATATGATGCATCAGCAACAGCAAATAAGAAGGTAACAATTTCAAATCTTGAGACTGTTATTTTTGCTGATATTGCTGGCGATATTGCTGTTGCAGCAAACGGCACTGCAACAATCCAGAACGACTCTGTTGCTCTAGGAACTCAGACAACTGGCAACTATGTCGAAGATGTAACCGCAGGTGCAGGTCTTGCTAAGACTTCTTCTGCTGGTGAAGGTCAAACCGTTGATCTAGCAATTGGTGCTGGTGAAGGTATCACAGTCAACGCAGATGACGTTGCACTAGACATCAATGGTTTAGATACTGACACTATTGCTGATGCTGACGAACTAGCATTCTATGACACTGTTGATGGTGTCAATGGTGTCGGTCATAATAAGATTACTGCTGCTAATTTAGCACTATATGTTCTTCAAGAAGCAACTGGTGATGTAACTTTCAACTCATCTGGTGTTGCCACAATTGCTGCTAACTCTGTTGCACTTGGAACAGATACTACTGGTGATTATGTTGCTGATGTTTCAGTAACTGCTAATGGTGGTATTTCTACCAGTGGTGCTACATCAGGTGAAGGAATTTCTCATGAGTTAGCACTTGACATCGATGGCATGACTGACATCGGTGCTGCACTTGCAGATGCTGATCTTATCGCTGTCGATGATGGTGGCGCTGGTACTAACCGCAAAGCAGCAGTAACGAGAGTTGCTGATTATACTTTCGGTAAGGTATCTGGCGATATCACTATTGCTGCTGGCGGCGCTGCTAGCATTGGTTCTGGTGTAATTGTAGATGGAGATATCTCTGCTACTGCTGAGATTGCGGTTTCAAAACTAGCAAATGGAACTGCTCGTCAGTTACTTCAAACAGATGCTGCTGGTACAGGTGTTGAGTGGGCATCAAATATTGATGTTCCTGGTACTCTTGATGTTACTGGAGACGGTACGTTTGATTCTAACGTCACTATCACTGGTAACTTAACAGTCAATGGTACTACCACAACCATCAATACTACCAACACCGTAGTTTCAGATAGACTGCTTGAATTAGCAAACGGTACTACTGGTAATCCAACTGCAGATTCTGGTATCGTAATTGAGCGTGGTGATGATGACAACATCTTCATCGGTTATGACGAAGGTCTAGATCTATTTGTTACTGGTACTACTACTGGCACTGGTTCGGGTACTGATCTTTCACCTACTCCAATTGCAGTTCTTTGTGGTGCTCTAAACGTAACAGATACCGCTGGAGCTAATCAAGCGATTGTAAGTTATCTTGCTGCTGGTTCTGCTCCCGATGGTTCAACCGCTGGAAGATATCTTCAGAACCTAACAGTTGATGCTGGTACTTATTGATAAATAATACTAACAGTATTATTTTGTTATGATCCAAAATCAAGTACAAGTAGATTACGCAATTCTGATTGAGGTGATGCAGGAAAAAATTTCCTCTCAACTCAATCAGATTGTTGCGTTAGAAGCGAAGGTAAGAGCATTTGACTTAGCATTGACCGAGGCATTAAATAATGCTTCTGAATCTGCTCCTACCAAGAAAACCACCACCCGTAAAAAGTCTGTAGATACAGATCAGGATGGTGGCACATTTTAAAACCTATATAGGATAAAAAATGGCAACACCAGTAGTAAGGCTGAGGCGATCAGCCACACAATCTGCAGTACCAACTACTGCACAATTAGCATTAGGAGAAGTTGCTATCAACACGTTTGATGGCAAACTGTTTATCAAGAAAGACAACGGCACAGAAAGCATCGTAGAGATTGGTGCTGGTGCTGGGGGAGGAGGAATATCTAATGTAGTAGAAGATACCACTCCACAACTTGGTGGAGACTTAGATTCAAATGGTAATAACATTCTTCTGAATGACGACAAAATTGTTCTAAGTAATAATCAGAATTTTTTAGTTGGCAGTTCAACAACCACAGGTGCTGCTCTGACGACAGGAACTGATAATATTCTTATTGGCGACCAGTCGGGGGAATCACTTACTAGTGGTGTTTATAACATATCTATCGGTCAACTTGCTGGTTCAGCTAATACCGATGGTAATCAAAATATCTCTATAGGTAGATTTGCGGGACTTAATTTTGACGGTGCATTTAATAATGTTTTTATTGGAGTTAATGCTGGTGGTGAAATTACATCTGCTAGTTATAATGTATGCATAGGAGAAGGTGCTGGTGAAGGAGCAAATAGTGGTGCAACTGGTAATCATAACGTCTTCCTAGGATATTTTCCATCACCTGGTTATACTACTGGATCAGAAAATGTTTCGATTGGATATATTGCTGGACCTTCTATTACAGAAGGGCAAGATAACGTTTCTATTGGCACACTATCAGGAAATAATAATACTACAGGATCTTCCAATATTTTTATTGGAAAATATGGAGGAATATCTACAACTGCATCAAATAAAGTTATCATAGGAAATGGATTTAGTGAATCATTTTTATTTGATGCGCCAGATACAACTAGCAATGAGCAACTTGCTATAGGAAATAGAACAAGTAGTGGAGCAGCAAACTATTGGATTGTTGGAGATGAGAATTATAATGTTGGTATTGGAATAGATCCAACTGAAAAATTAGATGTACAAGGTAATATAAAAGCGACTTCGTTTATAAAATCTGGCGGAACTGCATCACAGTATTTAATGGCAGATGGATCCGTTAGTAATGGCGGAGAAAATTACTTCCAGTCAACAGCGCCAACATCTCCAAGTGTAGGAGATCGCTGGGTAGATTCTGACGACGGAATTTGTTACGTTTACTACAACGACGGAAATAGTTCACAGTGGATTGAATTTGGTTCTTCATATACAGTAACTGGTGCAACAGAACCTGCAGCTGCACAAGAAACTATCAGTTCGTTTTTATTAATGGGAGCATAAAATGGCAACAACATATAAAGTACTTGGACAAAGTTCTCCATCTGCTACAACAAACACAGATTTATACACAGTTCCAGCATCTACTAGTACTGTAGTATCAACGCTTTCTATATGCAATCGTGGATCAGCGGCATCAGTTAGAGTTGCTGTTAGACCATCTGGTGCAGCTATTGCCAATCAACACTATGTAATATACGATACAGTTATAGCTCAAACTGACTCTCTTCACCTCACTCTAGGTATTACATTAGCAACTACAGATGTTGTAACAGTGTACGCATCGAGTGTTAATTTATCTTTTAGTCTATTTGGATCGGAGATTACATAATGGCAGTTCGCAATAATCAATCATTTAGTATTCAGTCTAGTACAAGATCTGTATCGACAAATACTAGTGAACAAATATGGAAAAGAAACAAAGCATGGCCAGAATTTCCAGAGTCAGTTTCTAGTAGTGATGAAAAATTTGTTGGGTTGTGTGCTGTTTGGCCAGGAGATAACACTGGAAATAATGGCAATGAAAGTTCAGTAACTTGTCAAGTGTCTAACAGTGGTACTTATCAAGTTGAGCGTGTCGGTATTAGTACAACAAACAGATCGACTAATCAATATGTCGAATGGGCAACTCCTTTTGATAATAATGCATTATATGATGCCACTGTTACTTTTACAGATACTGGAGATGTAGTAACAAGAAGTTCTCATGGATATATTGAAGGAGACATTGTACAATTCTACCGCATTTCATCAACAACTGGAATAACAGAAGGAAAAGATTATTATGTAATAAATCCAACAACAAATACATTTCAAATCTCAGCAACAGAATCTGGTAGTGCTGTGGCACTAACTACTGATGGATCTGGATCATTGCTGCCATATAAAATAGAAACTATAAAAATTACGCCAACATCTGGTAATATCACTAGACTCGATCTTGATAATAAATTTGCACCTTTTTCTAGAGGTGGATATACTAGTGGTTGGTTAGAAATAAAACTTTCACTTCCAAGTTGCACAAGTCTACAACTTAGTAATATCTCTGATTTTACTGCGGTTATGGCGAAATATTTAGAAAGTATAGAAATTTACAATCTTAGTAGTAGCATTACTAGTTTTCAAAATATGTGTAGTGGATGCACTAACCTACAAAATTTTGTTATAGATCCTAGTCTTTCATCAAATGTAACTAGTTTTAGTAGTGCTTTTTCTGATTGTTATAATCTTGATCGAGCTCCGTATCTTGATACTTCCAGTGCTACAAACATATCTTTTATGTTCAATGAATGCTTTAAATTAAAAAAATTGCCTTTATATGATTTTAGTTCTGTCACAAACGCTACCGCTGCTTTTCAATCATGTACTTCTTTAGAAGAGATTCCACAATTTGATTTTAGTAGTTGTACAATTATGAGTAGTACGTTTGCAAGTTGTTACTCTTTGAAAGAAGTTCCATATTTAAATACAGGATTAGTTCTATCTTTTTCATCTTGCTTTTCAAGTTGTTATTCACTTGCAAAAGTAGCAGATTTTGATATGACCAGTGTTACAAGCGTAAATTTTATGTTTTCAAACTGTAGATCATTGATTACAGCTCCAAACTTTTTAAATTTTAATAGTAGTGGAGTAGATCAAGCAAGAAGTGTTTTCTCAAATTGTGTGGCTTTGAGAAAAGTTCCAGATACTGATTATACTTCATGTACTAATTGGGATGATCATTTTAGCAATTGCATTTCTTTAGAAAAACTTCCAAGATATAATATGCCAAATATGAACAATGGCAGAAGTAGTGTATTATACAATTGTGCAAATATTCAAGTTATTCCCAGTCATTGGAATTTTGGCACTGGAACTTCATCTTCTGGTCTTTCTATTAGTGGATGCGCATCACTACAAAGAATAGAATCTACTGATTTATATGACGTTTCATTTTCAGTTGCGAACGCCAAGTTATCCTTTAATTCATTGAATGAAATATACACAAACTTATCAACTGTTACTTCACAAACTATAACTGTATCTAGTAATCCTGGGACAGTTGCTGACAATACTTCTATTGCTACAGACAAAGGTTGGACTGTTACGGGATAATTTAGGAGATTAACTATGGAAAACACACAAGGATTTTATAAGAATGATAATGGTACATTACTTTATGGACCAAATTTTGTAATGAATTCTAATTATGAATTGAGAAAAGAGTCTAAGGATGACCATACATATCCTGTTGATGGATGGTATTGGTTTGATAGTCAGACAGAAGCATGTGAATTCTTTGGTATTGTAACACCAGAGGAGGTATAAAAAATGGCATTAGATTTTCCAGCATCACCAAGTTTGAATGATACTGTTACTATTGGAACAAAAACTTGGAAATACAATGGTGCAGCATGGCAAATAGTTCCACTAAACACTGAGTATAAAATTATCGATAATATTGCGTCTTCTTTTAATGGAACTACAACAGCATTTACTCTTACTAGCAATACGAACAAGTTCATAAATAGTGAAATAACAACAGCAGCGAGAGTAATGATATCAGTTGGTGGTGTGATTCAACAACCAGATCCAACTCAATCAAGTGGATTTTATATTTCTGGTGGAACGGATTTGACGACAGATCCTATTGTAATTAATTTTGTAGAAGCGCCAAAAGCAGGTCAAGACTTTTTTGGTGTAGTTTTTGGGTTGACAACTTCTACTACTGAATTAGATGCTTATGTTACACAAGAACAATCAATCGTAAATAGCATAGTATTTGGAGTATAGATCATGGCAAAAAGACAAGAAAAACAATACTTATTTGATGCTAGTGCGAAGACCGTAAAAATTCCTGGTCATAGAGATCTAAATGATCTTCTATTGATTATTAATGTAACTGCAGATACTGTAATATATTCGGTTGGAGTTGCTGGGAAAGGAGGAACTAAGTCTCATACACACCCAGAGCTAGGAACTGACCCAGACTTCCCATATTCTATTGATGGTCATTGTGTCTTCACATTAGATTTTGATACAACATCGATGAGTGATACGGATGAGTTGCTCATCTACGTTGAAGATAATGCTCAGGGACTAAAGGTTCGTCCTTTCGATTTTGGCACAGACGCAATTGAAAGAATACGTGTTGCTAATCCACAGTCACTAATTGACGCTGACTTTGAATATGGATTACAAGCAACTAAATGGCAGTCGGTTGGACTGAATAGAAATATCCCTTCGTTCTTTGAATTTCCTGGACCAGCACTAGTAGCATCTGAAATAGAGTCTTTAGGAGCTGCTACCTTTTCAACAGTGAGAGTAACAGTTACTACTGGAACTGCTCCTGATGTGGGAACACCAGTTTCAATTACTGGCACTGATAGTGATTTGGCGAATGGTTTGTTTGTTGTTAACGCAAATAACTCTCCTACATTATCTACTTTTGATGTTCTAGTCAAAGGAAGTATTGCTACTGGAAGTATATACAACCCAACGGTAGTAGTAAAAGAAGGAGGAACTTATGTTGGTTCTCCTATGGATATTAATACAATGACTGGTGATGGTGCTGGTGGTAATGTAACCGTTACATTCAATAGTCCACATGGTCTAGTTCCAGGTTCGCCTATTCTTGTTGTTGATACCACCGCAGGAACTCAATCACATGAAGGTAGATTCTTTGTTACGGAAGTAACAGATGGAGATACTATTGTTTATGATGCTGGTCAGACCGTAACTAGTGGTTCTATTACAACGACTAATGTTAGTCTAATAGCAATCAATGATAGTTTCTTTATTCATAGACCATTTGATGGTGGTGTTCTCGTAGGTCCATACTTACCTATTCATGGATTAGAAGCAAAGAGACAATCAAAAAGATACTTCCGTTATCAATCTGGTAAGGGAATTTTGTATTCCACTGGAGCACTGTTCAATCCAATCTTTGATTTACAGTCAGCATCGTGGAGTTCTGGCACAAATGAAATCACGATTGAAACTCAATTATCTCATGGATTACAAGCAGGTGCTACTATTGAATTATATGGTATCTCTTCGACAAATTACAACGGAACATATATTGTAAAAACTATTGTAGATGATAAAACATTTAGAGTAGATGAAGGAGCATCAGCGCCAACCGATGCCGCTGCCGTTCTTGATAACCAACCAAGAATTGCTATTACGAAATGGTCTGGATCATCTATTCGTTGTGGATTGTTTGACGATACTAACGGAGTTTTTTGGGAATTTGATGGACAAGAACTGAATGTAGTTCGTCGTTCTTCTACATTCCAACTTACTGGTGTCTGCTCTATTACAAATGGATCACAGGCAGTTACAGGAACAAATACAAGATTCACAGAACAATTAAAAGTTGGTGATAATATTCTAATCAAAGGTCAAAGATATCTGGTAACTACTATTACTAGTGATACTTCTATTTCAGTATCTCCAGAAAATAGAGGTGCTACTGTAACTAATTCAAAACCGACGATTATTAGGGAACTTCGCGTTCCACAAAGTAAATTCAACTACGATAAAATTGATGGAAAAGGAGCATCTGGATATAATATAGATCTATCCAAGATGCAGATGGTTGCCATTCAGTATTCATGGTATGGTGCTGGATTTATTGACTTCATGCTGAGAGGTCCAGAAGGAAACTTTGTTACTGTTCATAGAATATCAAACAGTAACTTCAACGCAGAAGCTTATATGAGATCTGGAAACTTGCCAGCAAGATATGAAGTTGTAAATTATTCAGCTTTAGATAAATTAGCATCAGCATCAGGAACTACTGGAGACATTACATTGGCAGATGCTTCCAGATTCCCAGAAGCATCAGCAACATATCCAGAACATGTTATGGTTACAAGTAATCAATCTGGAACTATTAGACATGAAATTATTAGTTATACTGGCAAATCTGGAAATGTATTGACTGGAACTACTAGAGCAGATTCTTATACACAATTCCTCGCTGGAGCATCTAGATCATTTAGTGGAGCAACCACAGCATATAATCACCCAGCAGGTTCAAGTGCAATTCTATTGAATACAACATGTGCTCCAACAATTTCACACTGGGGTTCTGCTGTAATTATGGATGGAGAATTCCAAGAAGATACTGGTTATCTGTTTAGTTTGTCAGTAACAAACGTAACTATTGCTGGTAATGGTATTCAAAATCTATTGTTGTTCCGTCCTGCTCCATCAGTTTCAGATACAATTCCTGGTCTTCTTGGAGAAAGAGAAATTATTAATAGATCACAGATCAAGCTACAAAGTTTAGAATTGAATAACAACTCAAGCAGAAACCTTGAGATTGCCGCTATCTTGAATCCAAGTAACGTTGGAGCAGCAACTTGGCAGAATGCTAATACAACTACTGTTAGAACTGTAACTGCTTTCCAACCATCATTTGCACAATATGCTACTTCAGGTGGAACTCTTGCTGGAACAACAACAGCACCAGAAGATGGAGAGATTTTATTTAGATATCTTTCTGCTTCTGGAACTGCTACATATGATTTGTCTGCTATCAAAGAAGTTCAAAACTCTATCATTGGTGGAGACTCTACTTATCCAGATGGACCAGAAGTAATTGTATTTACCATTGCTAATAACAATTCCCAGTCAGCAACTGTTGATATCATTCTTCGTTGGACGGAGGCACAAGCATAATGGCACTAACTAGAGGACAGATATTAATAAATCCAGAAATTATAAGTGGAGTAGCAGCAGACGGAGCATCTCTAATTTTTTATGAGGGTTCTACAAATGGAACAAATACTGTTTCTTTAAAAGCACCAGATTCATTAGCAGCAAATTATACTCTGACTTTGCCAGCAGATGATGGTACAGCAAATCAATATTTACAAACTAATGGAACTGGAGTTTTATCTTGGGTAGATGCACCAGGAGCATCTGCTGCAGGATCTGATACACAAATACAATATAATAGTTCTGGATCATTTGCTGGTGCTACTGGAATTACTACAGACGGCAGCAATCTTCTTATTGATAGTCAAGGAGATCTAAGACTTGGAGATGGCACAAACTATCTTGCTTTTCAAGCTCCTGCTTCTATTGGAGCAGTTCGAACTTATACATTACCAGCAACAATTGGTTCAGCTGGAGACATATTGCAGATTGCTTCTTCTCCAACACCAACAGCAACTGATGCTACTCTAGTTTGGGCAAATGCTTCTGGAACAACTCAATCTGCTGCTGGTGGATCTGGTGATATTCAGTTCAGTGACGGTGCTGGAAACTTTACATCAGACACGGATATCAACTTTGATGCTACTAATACACGTTTGAATATTGGTAATAAAACTGATGCTAGTGGAAATCTCTTTGTTGAAGGCACTGTGTTTACCCCAGTTGCTATTAAAATTAGCGAATCAGGAGCAAACAGAGGTCCAATTACAAACTTAATAAGAGAATCACTTAGTCCAGCAGCAGATGATTTCATGGCGTCAATTGATTGGCTTGGTGCTTATGATGCTGGTCCGCCATCAGGAGTGCAGCAGGGATATGGATACACGACAATAATTTCCCAGATAGAAGATCCAGATGAAGATGGCACTACATCTGGATCTATTGGACCAACTTCAAGTTTTAGTGTTTATCTTTCTAATAAAGATGCAGGAAATCTTGGCATTGTTTCAAGATCTTTTTATTCTACAAGCAATGGATCTAGTGTAGTTGCAAACTGGCCAGTCGCTAGCGTTAATTATACTGGATTTACTATACAATGCACAAATGATTCTGGAGGTAGCACAAGCAACGTAAGTGTCGGAGCAGATTCAAGATTACTTAGTTGTACATATCAGGGCACTAGTGTTTTTCAGATTTCTCCCGATGGTGTTGCTATAGGTCAAGGAATATCATTACAAGATGACGACAGAACTAATACAGTTCTTATACAAGCACCAGCAAATGTAACTAATGATTATATTATCACTCTCCCTGCTGCAGGGGGTGCTGCAAATGACATTCTCCAGTTTGACGGATCTCAAAATGCTTCATTTGTTTCAAATACCAGAACTCTCAACTTTGTAATTGATGGTGGTGGTTCTGCAATTACTACTGGAAAGAAAGGAGTAATTGTTATTGATGGAGATTATACAGTAACTGGTTGGACGATTATTGCAGATCAATCTGGAAGTATTGTAGTTGATGTAAACCGTTCTACTTTCACAGGATTCCCAACAACATCTTCTATTGCTGGAACGGAACTTCCAACATTATCTTCAGCACAGAAAGCAGAAGATCTCACATTATCTTCATGGACAACTACACTATCCGCAAGAGATGTGATAGAATTTGAAGTTGACTCTGCTACAACTGTTACAAGAGTTACAGTCGCATTACGTTTAGTACCCAGTTAATAATCATGACATTTAGTAAAAAATTAGCACAAAGAAATAAAGACCACAGAAGTTCTCTAGATGCTAGTCAACTAGAGTCTATGAAAAAACTAGAAGAAAATAAAAATTTATTAGACGACAGCGAATCACAACAACCCACTGAATAATTATGGCAACTGAAACTTTATTACCTGATGCAGTAATAGGAACTCCTGTAGGATTTAACAATGACGCTGTAATTGCAAATTTGGATGAAGGTGTTGCTAATGCTGATGGAACGTTTGCTACTGCTGATACTAGTGGAGCAACTGAAATAATTCTTTCTTTTCCATCACCAACAGACACTCTAACTAGTGGAGCAAACTTACAAACCTTTAGGGCAGTTGTAAAGAAAAATGCTAGCGGTGGAAATAATCCAACAGTTCAGTTAGTTGTCTATGAGTCTGGAAGTTCTACAGGAACATCTAGTAATAATATTACGGTATCATCTACCACAGGTCAAACCATATCATTTACCTGGAATGCCAATATTCTAGCAGCACTATCTGGAGCTAACGTTGAGGTTGGTATTATTCAGACTGGTGGTGCTAGTGGAAGACGAAGTAATAGAAGATATGTAGAAGTTGATACTGCCGAATGGATTGCTGACTATACGGTTGCTCCAGTTGGCGGAGGAGCATATTCCTTCTCTACCTTCTTTTGATAAATACTTAATAAAGTAGGTTGTAAGGATGGCTCAACCAGCATCTAGGGCAGAGTTTACTGATTACTGCCTAAGAAAATTAGGCGCACCAGTATTAGAAATCAACGTTGATGATGATCAAGTTGATGATCTGATTGATGATGCCATTCAGTTTTTTCAAGAGAACTGCTACAATGGTGCTGAGCGTGCTTACCTAAGACACAAAATTACTGCTGACGATCTAACAAGATTTGATGGAGAACTAACTACAACATCTGGAACTACTAATTGGGAAGAGGCAACAAATTATATTCCTATTCCTAATCACGTTGTTGGCATTACAAGAGTATTTGGTCTAGTCAGCAACTCAATCCGTTCTAACCTTTTTGGTGTTGAGTATCAGTTGTTCCTGAACGATCTGTATGCGTTTGGATCACTAGATATCCTCAACTACTATATGAACAAGCAGTATCTAGAGACACTGGATATGGTCCTCAACAATGGATCATTCCAGCAGTTCAGATACACAATGCGTCGTGATCGTTTATATCTTGATATCAATAAGGCATTCCTCAAAGAGGATACTTGGTTATTGATTGAGGCACATCGTCTTGTTGATCCTACAGACGCAACCGAAATGTATAATGATATGTTCTTGAAGAGATACGCTACTGCTCTAATCAAAAGACAGTGGGGTCAAAACATGATCAAGTTTAATAACGTACAACTTCCTGGTGGTATTACCATGAATGGAAGACAGTTGTATGAAGATGCTGTTGGAGAGATTATGCAAATAGAAAGTGAAGTCCTCAGCAAGTATGCTATTCCACCTATGGACATGATCGGATAAGATGCCTACCAGTCATTACTTTCCACTCTATCTAAAAAATGATAGTGGGGAACAAAACCTAGTTCAAGATTTAGTAGATGAGCAGATCAAGCTCTTCGGTAGTGATGTCTATTATCTCTCTAGAAAGACAACTCAAGATGGAGTTCTTGGTGACATTATCTTCTCAGAGTTCAATGAGAAAATAGTTATAGAAGCGTTCTTACAAAACGTAGAAGGATTTGGAGATACTTCAGAATTTATCAGTAAGTTTGGTCTAAAGATTACTGATGAAATCAGGATTACTATCTCCGCAAGACGATGGGATGAAGAAGCACCTAGATTGAAAAATCTAGAAATTATGACAAGACCCAATGAAGGTGATCTAATATACTTCCCACTAACAGAAGATATATATGAAATAAAATTTGTAGAAAGAGAACAACCTTTCTATCAGTTAGGTAAAGTATATTTCTATACTCTAACTTGTGAAATCTATGATGTTGGTAGCGATGATTTCAATACTGGAATTCCTGAGATTGATGATGACGCACTAGAAACAGATTACTCCATTACTCTTGTATTGGATGAAGGTGGAACTGGCAACTACTATCAAAATGATATTATAGAATATCACACTGTTGGTGAGTTGTTAGGTAATACAACATATACTCCAACTGGTATAACTGCTAAGGTAGCAGACTGGGATGCACCAACTAGATCATTGAAACTAATCAATATTACTGGAGACTTTGCAGAAGGACAAGCTGTACTAAAACAAAGTGGATCTTCATACACTAGTGATGGTGTATACATTATAGGAAATCAAAGTCCTACTGTCAATATTGATGACAGCAATAGTGAATATGATGATAATAAATACATAGAAGTTGAAGCGGATGACATTCTCGACTTTACAGAGAGGAATCCATTTGGCGAATATGGAAACTTTACTGATGTCTTCTAATGTTAGGATCTCATTTTTATAACGAAACTATACGAAGAACTGTCATTGCTTTTGGAACTCTATTTAATAATGTAGAGATCAGAAGAAAAGATCCTTCGGATGATTCTATTATTGAGCAACAGAAAGTTCCTCTTGCTTATGGACCTAAGCAAAAGTTTTTAGTTCGATTGGAAGAGAACCCAGATCTTCGTAAAGTATCAATCACATTGCCACGTCTCTATTTTGAGATGACAGGTCTTGACTACGATTCTGCCCGTAAGACATCACCAATTCAAAAATACAAAACGATCATTGATGATAATGGTAATGAGGTCCGAACTCAATATGTTCCTGTTCCTTATAATATAAATTTTGAACTAGGTGTAATTGCAAAGTCTCAAGATGATGCACTGCAAATTACAGAACAAATACTTCCATATTTTCAACCATCATTTTCATTAACATTGAATATGATTCCAGATATGGATGAGAAAAAAGATGTTGCTATAGTTCTCAATAGTATAAGTCATGAAGATAACTGGGATGATAGTTTTTTAGAACGTAGATACATTGTATATACTCTAAACTTCACTGCTAAAACTTATCTCTACGGTCCATACAACACTGCTTCTGTTATCAAGAAAGCAATCATTCACGAAACGCTTGGTGATAATAATGTCAATCGTAGAACTATTACAAGAACATACACGCCAAAAGCAACAACAGATATCAATGAAGATGGTAACATTGATGGTTTAGACGATCTTCTATTGACCGCTGATGATGACTTTGGATTTAATGAAGGAATTGAATTCTTATGAGCCTAGAAGAAAACATGGAGGAGATCCTCAATATCAGCGCTGAACCTGTGGTGGATAAACCACCAGTAAAGGTTGAGAAAACTGATGACGATCGCCAGAAAGATTATGAATATACCAGAGGCGAACTATACAGCCTCATAGATCAGGGTCAGGAGGCGGTCAGAGGCGCTTTAGAGGTCGCTCAGGAGTCAGGGCACCCGAGAGCGTATGAGGTCGCTGTAGCGGCAATGAAGCACGTCGCAGACATGACTGAGAAACTACAGGATCTTCATAAGAAGATGAAGGATCTTGACGAGGAAAAGAAAGGTCCAACCAAGGTCACAAACAACGCTATGTTTGTCGGTAGCACTGCGGAACTTCAGAAGATGCTGAAGCAGATGAACGGCAACAAGAGATAAATAGCTCAGAGGTGTAATCTAGATGGCATACACAAGATACGATTACAATAATGTTATTGTGTCTCCTCAACCTGCTAGCACAACTGTCAATCAGTTTTCTGGCACTGAGGGTTGGAGCA